TAGGGTAAACCCTGTTCTGAGACATAATTCTCATAGACCTGAACTAACAGATCTATTTCATCAAAGACTTGCATAGGGAACCTCTTTGGTATGTACTTATTATAATGGTAGCAATGCCTTACTGCTACTCTTTTGGGACACTTTACGAACTGGCACATCAAGTGTTTCCATTATAATCTGCTTAGGTAGCATATTCCAACAGTAATAACTGCTACTAAACGTGATCTTATTATTATCCCTACCATCAGGACTAATAAACTTCATACGCTTATCAAACATAAGCAACTGTAAATCCCTATCTTTAAACAATTTTGCGGGTGCTGAATCATTTAACCAAGTATTTGTCATTATTAATGCAAACGGTTTATTAAATGATAATGCACGTTCAAAATACTTTCTTTTATTAGTAAATGGTGGATTAGATACCATTACATCCCACTCAAATGGTTCATACTCAAAGAAATCTCTTCCAGTACCAATATGAGAGTATGTTACCTCATTCTGTTTTTCTATTTGTTTTACAAACTCACTCTCTGAAGTATCAAAAGGACACCATACAATAGCATCTTTTGGAATATACTTAAGAATAGGTTTTACACCATAATCAGGGGTGTAACATTCATCGTTACTACCACCTGAGTACATAAGTTCTTTAGAATCCATAATTAACCAATAATGCAAGTGCCAATGCTGTAAATCTCTCTCTTAGATATTGTAACACCAATTCTAGGATCTTTGGCATTACCTGATCTTTTCTTAGGATATTGTTTCTTTGCTTTAGGTATTACAATATTTAAAACATCCTCACACCTTAATCTCCATACTTCCTTCACTATAGATCCTTCATAACGTGCATAGTAATGATTCTTATACTTACCTATCTTATCCTCAATTAAGTATCTCTCTTGCTCTTCCCAAGTATCCTGAACACTAATGCCATTATAGGTTGCATTGATCCTATTAGCAATAGTAGATTTATACTCACATCCACCATCCTCATCAAATGCGTCCGCACCTGAATAATCATCAGCAATCTTATGTCCTAAGATCCCTGCTAAATGAATCTCTCTTGACCTCGCATAAGAGAATGGATCACCCCATCCTTGAACTTCACATAGAGCATATAACTGCTCATATAACGATTGATACTTTTCTTCAGGGGTCATAGCATCCTTTGTTGTTATACCCATTATAACCGATTATAAGGGTATTTCACTAGCCCCTGTGACACTTATCAAACTGTCCTATTTCTTCTTGTTTTGGAAGAATGATATTATATCATCAATAGCACCTGTGTTTCTATATCTTACATCAGGGGTGCTTGTTAGCATTATTCTACTTGCTATCTCAATAATCAATTCTGAAGATATACCACTATCAAAAGTACAAGTACCATCTTCATTTTTATTACCCAATTTCTCACAGACTGCATCACCTATGACCTCAAGATAGAAATCTCTTAAACGATCATCATCATTAATGTAATCAATAACATCCTCTACTAAGGTGTCAGCAAGTTTGCTGATAGTTTTTTCAGAGAGTTGGGACATAATAATCAGTTGGATAGTGTAATGTTAGCATATCTGGCAGATTCTTCCACCTTTACTTCAATTTCCTCATATATGTGAGAGAAGTCCCATCCTCGCTTAATATCCTTAGCAATGACTTCTATCTGTTCATCACATATACCTAACTGAAGGTCTGCTATTGCTTCAGTAAGATTGACTGTTAGTGTGACTGGTTCCATTAGCGTTGCTCCACCGACCATAGTGACTTATCTATACATTCTTCACAATGTTGGCACATTAATCCAGACCAACTAAAGTGATAAACTTTAGATATAGATTGGCAATGGGGGCAAAGAATATGCTTACCCCATTTCCCTGCCCTTACTCTTGGAGTAATAGGTTTGAATGTCATAGTGGTTGTAATCACTTGTTTACCTCAGATAGGAAAGTTTCAACTACTTCTTCACCACATATACGTTTCGCCTCTTCAATTTGATCTTGATAGTTACCAATTCTGGATGCTCTAAGGTTAGAATGAATTTGCTCATTCTTTACTCTGTAGTATCCATGATTTTCAAAACACTTTACTACAAGATCACACATATCTAATAGGTTTGTTTCATCCATACCATCAAAGTATGTAAGTAACTCATTCTGAATGTTCTCAGAGAGTGTGTCGATGTTACTAGAGTAACCCATTTGATTAAATTTGAAATTGAACTAATCAGGTTTGTTCCTGATGTGTTTATTATAGTGGTTTCACCTCCACTTTATATGAGATGTGTGACAGTTAATCAACTGACCCAAGACCTCTGGTTTAAGAAGTTTGATCTGCTAAACTGCTCACGATCTACAAGTTTGTATGTTCCATACTTATTACTCATAACATATCCCTCACCATCTATCTCCTCATCAAGGTATGCTGTAAACCACGCATCATTAGTACATAATGCAAGTGCATCTTCTTTAATAGATTTAACTAACTGCCATAATCTTAATAGGTTAATATCTACACAATGCACATCAGCAATTACTTCTAACTCATCATCCATTATTATTGGCATATTACCCATCCTTATACATTGATTGATAGTTTGCTTCAATGTACCTGCCTTACTTCTATTAACGTAAGAAGGTATTTTTGCCATCTGTTTTGCAAACTTACAATTCTCTCTAATTTCATCCGCAAAGTCACCCCTAGCATTACATTGAACAAATAGCACACCATCATAAGTGCTTTCTAATTTGCCCTCTAAAGGCGTTGCAACACTATCATTAAGTGTATTACCTATCTCATACTCAGTATGGGGTGCTACAATGATATTATGCTCTATTTTATGAGGGAATAGATAACCAACTGTATTAGGTTGATAGTAATCATCACCACCAAATCCAATAAAATCACCTTGATAAATGTTATCTGTTCTTGGAAGATTATCAAAACACGCTTTTAATTTATTCTGTAGATCTTCATTAGGATGATTTCTCTCAATATCCTCATACGACTCATTAATCTTCTTCCTTATCTTATTGAATACGCTCTTAGTACCAACAAAGAAATTGCCAGTTTCAGGGTTAGTTCCCCATACAATAGAAGGTGTACCATCTATCTTAAGAGAGATCTTACTATTAACCTCAGTAAACCAATCCAATACAGTTAAATCACCTGTTAGGATGGAATCTTCAGGATGTTCGATGTGCTTTAGTTGCATTTTTAAAGAAGGTGACGTGGTAATCTATTGTTAAAGTAACTATTATCTAACCAAACTCCCCATTTATCAAACGCATATTTATTATATAGTGTTTTTTCTTCAGAAAATGCCTCTATTTCGTGAGGTTGATTCATATAATCAATGTGATGTATGTCCTCACCTTTCCATACAAACTTACCACTTTTCATTTTCAAAGTACCCTTAACCCATTGTCTCAAGTGTACCAACTCATGCAATAGAGTTTTGATATAAGTTTCCTCATCCATATTGGATTGTAACTCAATCTCAAAGTCTCTAGGGTTATAGGATGTTCCTATCCAATCACAATAACCCATAGCATCTTCTCTTATCATACCACGATGATTGATAGTAACATCAATCTGATGACGTGGTAAGAATTTACTCATAAACCAAGCGGTAACACTTTGACACCTGCGTTTAGAATAACCGTATCCAGAATAATAGATACGACTCTTGTGAACCAATGTAGTGTCCATACGAATGAGAGAATGAATAGGAGTTTTTCTTTCGTAGTCATATTATACTTCATAATGACCTATTGTGCTAGTGATGTGTGACAGTTCATTTAGTGTCCCCTTAGTTGTATGTAAAGAACTGTGTTGGATGTAAATTACCATACGAAGATGATGGAAAATTGTTAAAAGTAAAGACCTTTATTACCTCATCATCAATATTACTTTGTCTCATAATCTTTATTACTAATGACTCGTCTTTTGCATCACTAATTCTCTCTAACACATCACCTAATATTAAATCATCTAATCTATTTCTTACCCAAACAAATAAAGAAGAATTGATAGGTGTTGGAAGATCTTTACATCTATTACCTACAATCCATGCCGCAAAGTTATCTTTTATACTCTCAAATTGTTTGACTTTAATCTTTTTAGATTGAGGTTGATTCCAATCCCAACCTATTTTGTAACGAAATCTTTTGGACTGTTCATCAGTTAATCCAGAATAATTAGGAATTGTCACTTAATGTCCTCCTTTTGTTTTTGTGCTTGACACTCACAGGCATCAAGTATGGGTTCTAATTTATTAAGAATTTTATTCCAATACTCAACATCTTCTTCATCATCATTGTATTGATTATTAGTTGAAATAAGTTCAACTATTTCCTTTAATTCATCTTTGGATAAGTTTATTAACATAGTGATTACCTCATGTAAAGATAACCACCTGACCATCCACAGTTGCGTGGATCAAGCACATACTCACGATCTCTAATAATTCTTAGATCGTATCTAACGTGCTTTGCTGGAGACTTCCAACTTGCAGGTTTGTAAACTTCACCTGTATGCTTGTTCACAAATGCGTGAACACCACCACTTCTCCAATCATTCGCTCTATCATCCCAGTCGTTTGAAATGATCTTATGATACTTCTTACCTGTTGTAATGGTAAACTTCATTCCTTTGAATGTACCATCATTAAGAGCATCTAATTGCTCTTGTGCATAACGTGATAGGTCTTGTCTCTCACCATCACGATTGAATCTCTCAGCATTTGCTTCAATCATTCTTCTGTGATACTGCTTGTAGTTCTCTGCAAGTGAATCACATAGTTGTTGTGTCCACTCAAATACGTTCTCTTGAAGACTGCCTATTACTCTATCTCTCTCTTGTTTTGTTAATGTTGTAGGCATTGGGAACTCCGTTGGTGATGTACTTAGTATAGCAATAAAAAACCCCCTGTGTAGGGGGCTTGTGACACTTCTGAAACTGTCCTTATAGGTCGGTTCCTCCTGTTTCTACAACTTCTACAATATCATCAAGAACTGCAAGCACATCTGCTGCTGTGTCAGCGTTCTCAAGAAGAAATTCAGCGAAATTAGGTGACATAATAAAATAGTGTCTGTTTACAATATGGGGTTGATCCCCAAACGCCCTTAGAGGAATTGAACCCCCATCTTACCACACTATCATTCAATTTCATAATGTTCCCACTCATTACGAATGATAGAATCGCTCCCCAACGATAGTAAAATTGCACCAGCAAGGGCAAGAAATTGAGAGAGTGGGGCATCAACATAGGTTTCACCTATATGCCCAAATTTACCTACTGGGAATCGCTTACACCTGAACCCCTACTGAGGACTTAAAGGACGTAATTTCTCTGCTGAACAGAGACAACCATAGATCCTTGCCTTGTTCGGGCAGTAGAACCGTATATCTCTCAAAACTGTCAGAGTAGTTGAACCCTTAACTGTTTCGCTCTTCTATTATACATCCGTAATGGATGGACGCTTCTCCTCTTGTGACACTTCTTCAACTGCCACCTCCTCAGTTACCACAACTGGTGGTATTGGTGTATTATCCTCTTTCCTTAACGATACCCTATCAGGTACTTCAATATTAGCATTATGTAGTATGTTCACTACGAATGCTTCAAGGTATATGAATGGTAGTATGCACCAATCAAATCCATCCAATTCTTGAATGCGATCCTTCCATGTTTTAGTTAATTCAGTCATTCGTCATAAACTCTACATTCAAATGCATCAGGATGATTATCACAATACACTTCTAAGTGCTTATCCTGATGTCTTGTGTGCCAATCATTAATTTGTCCATCATTCTTCTCAACGACATCATCCTTGTGATATCCTTCATAGTTGGCATGAACATCTTTCAGATCTGCTTCACTATACTCTAACATACCATGATTAATATGTTCTTTATGATCTTTTGGATCAAGATATACTTCGTGTTCTAAATCGTGTTTGATTTCAGACATCTAGTAAGACCTCCCTGAGTGGTTCCATTTTAAGGAATTGTTCATTCATATTATAATATAATTTATAGTTTTCTGTCGTCAAATAGTATCCTTTTATGTCATTTCCA